TCCACTCCAGCAGGTTTGGACAGCCTGCTGGAGCGGTCTTGTCCTGTCTGGCTGGGATTCGATCCCGAATCTCAGAGGCTATGTCTTGGTCCACCGTGACCCTCACCTGCTTGCAGGCGAGGGCCCAGCGCTTGAGCGCGGCCAGGCCGCCAAACCTCGTAAGAGGCTTAGCGGGCTTGACCGTCAAGCGCCGGAACACGGCGGACCTCTTGTTCCTGTCTGGTCTTCCTGCGACTCTCTTCCGCCGGAACTTCTCTCCTTCACTGAGTCTCAGCTCACTTTCGATAAGCTGACACTTGAAGGACTCGAAGGATTCCAGCGGCACGGGTACCAAGTCTGCGCCCAACGGCGCGAGCTCCCGGTCGACGGCTTTCGCCGCCTTCCAGTATGCTTTAGGCTTGGGGACCCGTACGAGAGGTCGCGGGAAGAGGCCCACCTCTCGGAATGGCTTCTTGCCAATGAGAGCCGCCCCGATTTCTGCACTCGGCCCCCTGGACACCAGGGCACCGAGGCGAGAACGGAGCGACTTGCCAACGGCAAGACCGCGACCCGTGTAGCCAAGTCCTCCGGCCTCCACTGGAATGTGGAGCCGGGGGTCGCACTTGACCCACGGGAAGCGGGTCTTCACCACCCTCTCCATCCGGCGCAACCACAGGTTCTCGAGCCTGGGGTCCGCCTCCACCGGGGCCCGAAGGCCCGGCGGAGGGACGGAGGGGGGAACGAAGAGAGACATTCCGTCTTCGTTGTGTACTCGGGGAAGGGCGAGGATCTCGCAGGCCGTCCACGAGTGGTCGGCCCGGTAGGTCTTCCCCTTGTTGAGCTGGGCGCCCACGGAGGCGACACGACTGGCATAAATGTCAAGAGCATCGGAACCAATCCGGTGCCTGCCGACCGCGTCGTCACCGTGGACCAAGGATCGGCTGAACCTGCCGACCGCCCAAGCGCTCACCCAAGACAACACAACGAAGCTGAGAGGTGTGCCCATCGGACTCCCTCTGGAGAACACTACTTCCCCGATTGGTTCGGGAAAGCTCCAAGTAGTGCTCCCCACCAGTCCGAGCGATCGCCTGGCCATGAGATGATCCGCAACGCGGATCGCCCCACGCCGGACGAGAGCTTCGATAACTACCTCGACCGCCGCGTGCGACAAACCATCCGTGGCCTTGGACAAGTCCAAGCTACGGAAGGTGTGCCCGCGACGGTAGTGGAGACCATTGGGAATCTCACGGGATTCGGCGTCTATGGACCAGTGCCCAGGAGGCATCAGTCGCATGGACTCGCGAATCCAGCTCCCTTC